CCAAATGCTAATAAAGCTACTGCATCAACTAATGCTGTACTTGGTGCTAATTCTAATGGGCTAAAAGAATTGTGATACATAGTAACACATAACATAATTGTGCATAGAATACCTGCTACTCTTTTGCTTGAGAATTGCCCTTTTTCGTCTTTTATAATTTCTAAAAATTTCATTTTGTAAATATTAATGGTAACATAATTAGTGCTTGAACTGCTATAAAAACTATTCCCTCAATTGTAAATAATTGCTCTTTTTGTACTTCAACTATTTGTACTGTTTGTACTGTATCTATACGTACAATTGGCTTTATATTTTTTAGCCTTTCAATTTCTTTCTTTTGATATACGAAAGTATCATTTACTGCCTTAGCTTGAACAAGTGTAAACACTACTACTTTCTCGCCATCAACTTTCCTAATTACTTGGGAAGAGGCTGAAAGGCTCAATAGAGTCAATAACAGCAGGAATAATGCTATCCTCATAATGTTCAATTTTTAAGATTAGTGTTTTGTTTTCTAATTCAAGTGCTGCAATCTTAGTCTTAATGGTTTCAAAGCTTTCCTTTTGCACTTTTTCAGCTACCTTAATACTCGAATTTGCCTTTATAAAATTACTTTTACTTTTGGCTAAAAGTGAATCAATGGAATCAGTATTTGCGTTTTGTTTGTTATCAGTTTTTAAAGTTGATACCGCAATGACTAATGTTGTGACTATAAATAAGACTGTTTTCATTTCATTTGCGTTAAAATGTCCAACTTTGTTACTGCAACTGCCAATGCTGAATCAGACCTCTTTAAAGCTATGCTTAACTGGTCTATTTTGTAATCCATCAATTCTATCTTTGCATCACTTTTGCTAATTTGGTCTTGATACATTAGCTTATTATCTACGTACAAATAACCAACTGAAATAATGATTAGAAACATTGTTGCTTTGAACGGGTCTTTTAGAAAATCCGAAAACGAAATTGGTAAAGGTGATGCCATTATTTAATTGGATTTATTGGTAAAACTATCTCATCGTATTGCACCATTGCCCAAATCTCCGCTTCAGTAAATATGCTACTTACATCAGTATTTACAACCAACCAATTGAATCCGTTTATGTCTACTATTGGATTTGCGTAATCATTAGTATCTTCATCATTAGGCAATCCTAATAACTCGCAGCATTTTGTGTCTAATTCTTTGAATTTAGCAAGTGTAATGCACTTATAGAATCGAGGGTAAATTAAAGTTTCTTCCATTAGAATGCGTTGTTATTAAGTGAACGAATTAGGTTGTAGGTTGCTGTTCTTTGAAGTGTTGTGTCATCGCTAACGCTTTGTATAAGCGTATTAAAATTGTGCGCACCTTGTGCAATTGTTAAATCTGTTCCGTTATTTGTTCCGCTATTTCCAACTGTTGCAGTTCCGTTATTTACAGAAATGCTTGAACTTGCGTCTTTGCTTAAAAAAGTAACGGATTGTGTTGATGCTGTTGTATTTAAACTAATTAAAGAAGCACCATTTGCTAAGACTAAATAACTACCACTATGTGAGCGAGTATTTAATGTGGCTCTTGAAATAAAATTTCCTATTCCATTTTTAGTAGATACTAAATATTCTGTATATGTTTGATTTGCGGCAATACTTGCACATTTTAAACTTGTAGTTGTGTTATTACCTTGAATGATAGTTCTATCAACTAAAGCACCTACAAAAGTATTACCACTTGACTTGTTAATTGTCCAAACTTCACCTGTTGCACTTGTCCAAGCAGTTTGACTTGTACTTGCGTTGTATGTTGCAGGATTGAAGTCAACTACTGCTGTTCCTCCAATAGTTCCTGAAATTAAGACCCTCTGAACCTTACCCGTATAAAAGTTTCCAACCCCTGCATTTGAACCAACTGTTACCACAGCATTTGAAATACCTAAAGCCGTACTTGCTGCTGTTTGTGGTGTTCCTAATGCTGTCCAAGTTGTACCATCTGTAGAACTATAAAATGTGACAGTTCCTGTTACTCCATTTGTTGAGTATGTTGCTCTTATCCAACCACTATAATTTGCGACAAATCCTATACCTGCTGATGAAGTAACGCTTGTTGCAAACGAATTGTTAAAAAAGAAAGTTATTGTTCCTGTTGTAGTATCCGCCCACTCAACTGAGAATATTCTATTTGTTACACCTGCACTATCTTGAGATACAATACACTTACTTACCACAGTTCCTGCACCCGCTAAAACTTTAATTTTAACGTCAAGTTGTGTTGACCCTATTGGAGCAAGGCTGTTTGATTGAACATAGTTTCCTGTCACCCCACTTCCCCACCAATAATTATCTGAACTCGCTCCATTATGAGCCAATAACAATGGCTGGCTTGCTGCTGTTGTTTGTACTGCATCACCTGCTACTGTTAAACTATATAATTTCGCTGCTGCTTGACCTGCTGTTGTTCCTGTTCCTGAACCTAACTTATACCCAATCCAATGAGCATCGTAACACACTGGCACGTTAGCTAAATCGCCATAAATAGCCTTTAAACCTTTAACAAAAAAGTTTAATCTTGTTAAGTTTGAAACTCCACCATCTGCTATTATACGATTGTAAATAGTTTTAGCTTCTGCCGAAATTCCACCACGAAAACCTCCAACCCTTGCGTTTGTTGTAGTTATTCCTAACATAACTATTGATTGTTATAAGCTATCGCAGTTCCTGAAGTTAAAGTAATTGCAGTAATATAAGTTCCTGCTTCTGCTGGTATAAACATACCTGCGCTAACTGTAACTGCATTAAAACCTTTTGTAGTTAGTACGTTTACACCATCAATACTTAAAACACTAATTACTGCATCAGTATTTATTACAACTGCTGTGTAAGCCTTACTTGTTTTTGCACTTGCTGCTGCAATGAATTCGCATCCACCTGAACCAATTATTTTGCCTAAATCTGTCATATTTTTATTTGTTTAATATATTATTTTTATTTATTTTAAAGGTATTTGACACCTGTTTCTTTCTTGTGCTAATTCAAAAGTTAAGTTCATCTCCCAACCATTTACCTTGTCTGCTAATGCTTCTCTTAAAGGTACTAAATTCGTTGCAAAACTTAACAAAAAGTAATCTTGATATGTTGGGTTAGTCAATGCAGAATAAACATCTTGTGATATGCTTAAACAATCACTCAAAGTATCACGTTCGTTTGTCTGGTCATCCTTTTGTATATCCATTACTTTTACGTTCATATTTAAACTTAAAGTATTACTATCAATACTACTATCAATTACATCTATCCAAAGTAAAGGATATTGCTCTTGTTCACTCGCTGAAATATCCGATGTTTCACCAAAGTTAAATCCGTTTATCTGTGCGTGGTTTGTCGCTATTGTTTCGAACAGGTTTATTATTTGATTGAGTGTGTAAAATTGCATTTTCTTTTATAAATTTTTGTAACTTTTGTTCGTTCTTAATTTTTGTTTTCATTAACAATATGTACAAGGTTTGGTTAATTCTCTCGGTTCTATTTTTATTCCTTGAAAGTTATATCTACCACTGCAACAATCATCACCATCTAATAACATTCCACTATTATAATTCGTTCTTTGTGGGAATATAGTGTCTATGCCTACACCAGTTTGAGTTAAATACAATGGGTAAGTAGTTGTGTTAGCTAATAAGAATTTAGTTAATCTCTCGGCATATACTTGTGCTTTGTTTCTTGCCTCATCCATTATATCACGAATTTCGTTCATGCTTGCAGGTTGCATATTATCCGCGTTCTGAACTCCTACTGCTTTATTGAAATACTTATAGTTCATTGCTAATGGTAATTCTACTTGCATATACCAAATCATAGTATTTGTTATATAGTTATCAATTAAATTCTTATTTGCATTCGTTGTTGTACTCGCTGCAATTTGTGTTTTTAATTCGTTGTATAAACTTGTTCCTAATATCGGTAATATATAAAACTCCTGCACCTCAATAATAGTAGGGGTTACAATCTTCATATCAACATTATCCTGTAAAACAGAACGCTGCTTTAATGTTTGTTCGCTTAAAAATAAAACTTGTGCTGCCATATTATTTAACTTTTTTAACTAATTCTTGAACCCAAATATGTCTGCAATATGGTAAGTTTACATCTTGAATTGGGTCATGATACCAACCACCCCTGCGCCTGAATGCATCGTAGTTTGGAATGTCATAAACTTGCCCTAAATCTTTACCAATGTTTTCTATATCTTCTCTGCTAAAGTAACGTGGGTTAGCCATCATTGCTGCGCAAAAATCTCTACTTTCACCACCACTAATTAAAGCAGGTGCATCACTTCTTAAAGCATATTTGTAACGTATAAACAATTCGCTAAAAGTTGGTACGTTTTTGTTTTCGCCTTTGGTAGTTATTTTTAAGTTTTTGTCAATTAAACCATCACCGATTAAAGTTTCTATTGCATCGCTAACTTTGGTTTTATCTAACTTCATTACTTCCATTAAACTTTCAATAGTTATGTCTGGAGTCTTTTTAATTAAGTCAAGTATTCCTTGTTCAATTTTAGAAATAAAATCTTCTTTGCCGAACATTACTTTTTTAGTTTTTACAAGTTGAAAGTTTTCTACACTTTCGCCATACTTTGAGAATGTTTCGTAATCTATTAAATCTCTTGTTTGTTTACTAAATTTAAAAGCAGCAGGTGCTTGAACTACTTGTGTTGGCTCTAATGGTTTTCTACCAATTATTTCACGTAACTCATCTTTGGTTAAAATTTGTGTTAGTGTTTGCTCGGTGAAACTTGGCATAATAGGTTCAAGTTGTTTAATCTTTAACTTGCCTTTTACTGGTGCGAAAATATTAAAAATTTGTTCTTGAACTTCTTGTCTTGGTGCTACATAAGTATTTGTAAATAAGTTAAAAGCATCAATCATTTCTGCTCTGCCACCTAATTGCCCTGCTACTCTTACACCAAATATCATTGGTGAAGTTACTTTATGTCCTACAAATATTTCTTGTTGTATTGTATCGTTTAAGGCTGTGTATTTATCTGCGAAATCACCTGCGCTTAAATCATTTATAATTGCTACTCTGTCCTTATCATCTGCAAAGTCTACAACTATCGAACCTGCGCTGTCTGTTGATGTAAATTTGCTCTTTAACTTGCGTTCAGTAGCTTTCATTTCATCATCGCTTGGTATGCCATTAACAAAAGTAATCATCTTACTACCTTTAAAGCTATTTTGTATTTCTGCTCTATGATAGTTTGCTACTTCTGCATCTGTTATGATTGCAGGAACTGCCCCAATGTAATCAGGTAAAGTATAAGTATTTAAATTAGGTCTATAACTCTTATAGTAATAAATAGATTCTGCTTGTTTTACATTTGGGTCATAAGCAGGTAAAGTAGTAAATAATGGCACAGTATTTTCATAACCGCTTTCATCTATCCATTCATCGCTTATATAAAACTCTGTGTTATCTTCATTACTACGAACTGTGCAATAATCAATGTGGTAAAGTTCTTGTCCTTTTTTTCCTTTTGTACCTACTACTTTAATATAGCAACCACCAAATAATTCATTGTCTAAAATAGTTTTTTTAGCTAAATCGTTTAGTGTTTCGTACTGGTTAGGGTTATCAATAAATGATTGTAGTGCAATAACTTCTTCACCTTGCATTTCTGTTTGGTCAAATTGCCAACCTTTACCGCTAATATATAGTTGTTTGCTTGTTACTATTGCGTTATGCTTTGCACTTCTATTAAATAATAGTACAAGGTATTGAGGGTAGTTGTTTTCTTCACCATATTTAACCCATACTTTTGACTTTTGTTCCACAAACATTGGAACTTTGTCATTACTAAACCCGATTCTAATAGTCTTATCTGTATATGCCATTTATTGTGGTTGGTAAATTATGTTAGTTTCATCTTGTACATCGTATTCTGTGGTAGTTTGTGCATCCAAAACCACATCAACAACTCCAACTTCAACTGTTTTTGTTATATAAGGAACTGCATCTGCTGCTGTTGTAAGCCCACTTGTATTCGCTAATGATGTTTGATATACCTTATAGTTATAATAGCCTTTAAAACCTAACGTAACTTCGCCATTTAAAGTGTTTGCACTTACCTTTTCAATTATACTAAACTTATTATATCGTGTTTTGTATGCGCTTGTATCAGTACCTATAAAATAATAAGGCACATTTGATGTTTGGTTTGTAAATAAAAACAAATAAATAGGATTTGTAACTGTTGAATTTTCAGTTAATGTTACTACTACATTGTTCGTGCTATTTTTTAAGAATCTTATCACTATACTTAAATATAAATAATTAAAAAGTTTGCTAAATAAACTAAAACAAAAAAACCAACCGAACTTAATCGATTGGCTTTTTGCTATGAAAACAATGAAGAATTTTAAACTAACATGTTATACTAACAATGCTGCTATAATTGTAGCATCAACTTCTTGTGAGAATGTTTTTTCCATTCCTGCAAATGTTAAAGAGTAACCATTGAACTCATTTAATGCTGCACCACTTGTTCCTGTTCCGCCTGTACATTCCATACCGAATGATGAACCGAATAAGAAGTATTGACCGCTTTTCATTTCAACAATTATAGAAGTTCTGTTCTTGATAATTTGTTGTAGTTTGAATTGTGTTTCATAAGCCATTTTTAAGAACGTAGCTGCGATAGTTTGTTCATAACCTACTGTTCCAATTTTAGGGTCAGTATTGATGTTATTAGTTGTACTATTTGCGCCTCTTGGCTCTAAAGCATAAGTAAAATATTTTTTACCTGCTGACTTTGTTATTGCTGTTACAAAACCACTTGCATTTTCAGTTACTGCTGTAATGTTTGCTTGTTCGGTTATGTATAAATTTTTAATACCACCAACTGTATCTTTACAATCGAGACTGTATCCTGCTACTATTGCGCATGCCATAATTTTAAATTGGGTTTTAAAAAGGGTAGCAACTATTAGCTACTACCCTTTTGTGAATTAAATTGTGAATTTAACGATTTCTGCTACTTGAGAAACTTGAACACCTAATTTAGTTCTGTATTTAAATCTAACTAAATCGAAGTCTTCTGAATACCAGAATTTGAAGTCTTCTTGTTCGTTTTCTAAATCAACACCCAAGAACATATTGCTATCTCTTAAAGCATAGATTGCGTTGGTTGATGTAAGACCAGGAGTTGAAACGATGTTTACGTTTGTTCCGTGAATCTTCATTTGTCCTAATGCATTATCAGTTGCAATGAAGTTAAACAAGTTAGCATTTGTTAAAGCTAATTGGTAAGTTCTGAAATTGTCTACACCCATGTAAACTGTCAAGTCAGTCTTGTCTAAAATCTCAACTGGTATTGCTGAATAAACTGCTTGTACTACCGAGATAATGTTTGCTGCTGTGATTGCAGTTACTGCAGTTGCAATAAATGCTGTTGCGTTTGCTTGTACTGTTCCACTTGCTGCATTAATGATTTTTACCAAACCATCAAATTGCTTCAATTGTGAACTTGTACTTGCTGTGTCACCTCTCCAAATTGCTTTCTCTACATCTTCTTTTGTAGTTCCTAAAATAGTTTCTACGAATGCTGCATCAATACCACCTGGCAACGCATCATAGTTAGAACCTGGAGATAACAATAATTGAGTGTATTTAGTTTCTAAATCATTAATACACCATTCTTTGTTTACTTTGATTCTACCTACTGTTAAAACACGAGCAGAAATAGTTGTGTCACCTGAAGCACTAAATCCACAAGCATCACCATTTTGCCAAATTAAAGCATCGGTTAAAGCAGGTACTTGAATAGTTGACTTAACACCTGTTAAGATTTGCATACGTGATGCAGTTTTAGGTTCGAAAAACGAACGAGTTACCAATAAATTTTCATTGGTTTTAGTGTATGCCGCTAAGGCTGTTACGTTAAATGCCATTTTTTTTAGTTTTTGTTTTTAGTTTATTTGTTTTGTAATTTTTTGAATTCTGCGATACGTTCAATAGTTGACATTGTACGTTCTTTTTTACTGAATGTTGAGTTAGTTGGTTTTGCTACTACTACTATTGGCTCTGCTGCAATTTCTTCTACGATTGCGTTTATTGCTGCAAATTTAGCTGTGTTGCTTTCTGTAATTGCTGCAAACTTACTTTCGTATGATGCAAACATTTCATTCATTTTAGTTTCCATTTCTTTCATTTTGCTTTCGCATGATGCCATTCTTTCTTCCATCATTTTCATGTCAGGCATTTCAGCTAATTCAACTTCTACTTCAACTTCTTTTTCTTTTTTAGGTTCGATTGCAGTTACTAATCCACCTACTGTGGTTACTATTGTGCCATCTTCTAACTCGTGTTTAGCATCAGGTGCAGGCATTTGGTTTCCGTCTTCTGCAACAACCATGATAGCTGTTCCTTCTGATAATTCACCGTCCCACATTACTTCTGTGCCGTCTGCTAATTTTGCGCTATTGAATTTCTCAACTTTTGCAAAATCCATTTTTAATAATTTGCCAATTTCCATTAAGGCTTCTTTGGCAGTTTTTTTGGGTTTATTCATTTTTTTTTATTTATTTAATTTTGATTGAGAATTATTAAAATCGTCAATTTTACTTTTATTTTTAAGATATAAGGCTTGACCTGCATCGGAAACCCTCATACCCATTTCTATTTTATATGGTTCATTTATTAAGTTGTCATTATAATCATAATAAGTATATTGTTCACCTTTATAACTGCTAATTACATTATCTATCATTTGTGAAGCTATACCCTGTTTTTGAGAATTTTCATCAACAAATATATTATCTATAACAATACTACTATCAACTACATCAACACTTAATTTACCTACTTCATTTCCGTCTTTATCTTGAACATAATATTTAAATTGACCGTCTCCTGTGTTTTCAATATTAACTTCTACGTTACTGCCTTCACCACCTTGAGGACCTGAACCTGGACCTCCAAAAACTTCATGTATCAATGATATTATTTCATCTATAACCGTTTGTGGCTTCTCATCTATCTTAACTGTGTTAAATATTCCTTCAACACTAAAACCTTTGAACTCGCCTGACTTTATAAAATCATTCCAAACTTCATCGTTATCAATTTTATAAGAACCGAACCAAGAACCATCTGTTAAGGTATAACCTTTTGGTGCTAATATTCCACGTTCTTCATCAATCAAAAATGATTCAATCATATACACACCATCAATCATTTTGTTGCTGTTGTGCATCTCATTTACAAGATTTGATTTACCTTGCTTAAAGAATTTGTTTCTTAAATTATAAATGTCTTCTTTTTGAAACACACCATAATATTCACCCTCTTCCGTTCTGCGATAGATTGGCAATTCTGCCACCATTAAAGGTCCAGATATAATACGTTTTTCAGTGTTTGCTTTAAACTTGTATTGATTAGAACTAAATGCTTGCCAGTTCATTTCTATTGCAGGAGCATCAACAAACGCAACTGCTTCTAATTGCGCTTCGTCATCCTCAAGAACTATGAATCTGTAAATAGGTAATTTGTCCATTCTATTATAAATATAAATTATTTTACTATTTGCTTTTTAGAATTATTTGATTGTCGCTTTGCGTATTATATTCTTAACTTTATCTTGTGTATTAGTTATGTCTGTTTCAACTACTATTACTTTCCCTACTGTGCTATCGCCTGTTGTTGTTACTTGACTGTTGCCACCTAATCTTGTGCCTGTAATTGATTGTGGGATTCTTGGTGCGCTTGGTGCTGTTACATTTCCACCACCACCTCCACTCGGTGCGCCACTTTTACCAATTGCACTTAACCCTGCTCCTGTTGCTGCTATTGTTGCCGCTACACCTATTGCAGTTGAAATATTATTTGCTGTTACTAATGATGCTGCTGCTGCTACCGATGCGCCACCTGATACAATTGCAAGTGACGCTCCTTGTGCTACGATAGCCACATTTGCTGCATTGTTTGCTATAATCATTTTTGCTATACTAATTGCACTTTCTGCTATTAAGGCTGCTGCTTGTAGTTCTTCATTACCACCTGCTAATGTTTTTAAAGCATTTACTGTTTCACTTGCAGAATTTAAGTACGTAGTTTTAATTGCTAACTTCGTATCATTTAAATATTTTTCAATTTCAATTTGTTTCTTTGCTGCTTCCTCTGCATTTTTTAAATCTAACTCATCATTAAAAGTTTTTATGTCTGCAATCTTTTTATCCTCATCAACATTTTTTAATCTTTGTGCTTCTACTAATTCAGCGAATGATAAATCGTAAGCCTTTTTATCATCAGCAATCTTTTTATCCTCTTTTGCTTTTGCCTTTGCCTTATCTGATAAAACTTTATTATGTGCTGCAATTAAAACCCTTTCTTCTTGCCTTAATTTTTCAAGTTCATCTTTATTTTCTTTTGCTGCTTCTTGCTTTAATTTGTTTAATGCAAGTTCTTGCTTATATGTATCTTTTCCTGATGCCTTATCAACTTCTAATTCTTTTTCTCTTTGCTTAATTAATCGGTCTAACTTTTCTGCTGCTGCTGCTTCTTCATTTGCTTTTATTCCTGCTTCTGCACCCTTTTTATAATTGCCTACTATGTTGTAACCGTTTTTTATTTCTTCTAATGCACCTTTGAAATCTCCTTGTATTAATTTACTAAATGCTTTAAAAGGCATAAGTATAGCACTCTTAATAACTTCACCTGCACCATAAGCTACTTCACGAAGTTTATCAAATATTTTACCCATATCATTAAATATAGGGAATGATGTTTTAATTGCTTTTGATATTGCTTCCCAATTTGAAAGTATTAAACCTGCTGCAAGTACAAATAAACCTATTCCTGTTGCGCCAATACCTGCTTTAATTCCTTTTAGTGCATCGCCTGCTACGTTCTTTAAGTTCTTAAATGCATCACCCATTCCAAGCAAACCATTTAAACCAGTAGCTAATGCAATTGCACCTTGTGTTTTGGCAATAGTCTTATTTAGTTCTTCGTTTTCAGTACCCATTAAAGCCATTGCACCTTGTAATGCGCTGAATCCGTTTGCTGCTATACCTACTGCGCCTGCTAATGCTTGAAATTTCTTTTCAGGGTTAAATGCATCAATGGTTGCTTTAGTATCACCAATTCTATCTTTTAATGTACCTGCTTTTTTAGCTGCTGTAATAAATGCTTCGCTACCTTCTTCAAGGTTTTGTAGTTCATTTGTTACTGCTCGTAATTCTGCTTTTAAACTTTTTACTGAACCTACCGAACTGCCTACTTTTACTTCGGTGTCAAATATTATTTTTTCGTTTGCCATTATTGTATAATTGGGTGTAATCTGTATTCTAATTCTATTAACATTTGACTGTTTCCTGCTGCTCCTAAATTCCCTGATGCGTTTATGTTTACTGCCAAATCTTTAAACACTGTGTCGTTTATATTTCTTGCACGTTGCATAGTTGCAGTTGTTACAGTTGTTATGCTATTATCAAACTCTGCAAGGTGTGTTCCGTCTCCTGCAAATTCAAGTGATAATACTCTTCTTGTATATCCTGTTGGTGGTGTTGTAGTGCCAAAAAATACTGTTATGTATGCTCTAAATACTTCAATCCAATAACCACTTTGTGCTGCTAATATTTGAATCGGTGTTGAGTGTAATGCTTGTAGTTCTGCAACTGTTAAAACACGACTTGCATAATATGGTTGGTGTATGTTATTTATTATTACTTCGCCATCTCTAATACTTGTGTAATCATTTGTATTGATTAATGTTACATTGTTGTTTAGAACTGTGTTATTTTCGCCACCTAATATGTTTACTTGGTTTGCGTTTACAAAGTTACCTGTTGAGTTTACTATTTGTTCGTAGCCTTGTAATGTGTTTTCACTCCCTTGACCGATTACATCAACTCCTTTTGGGTATTGTGTTCCGTTTCTATTTGCTATTTGTGCGTATGCAGAACCTTCACCACCACCGCCACCATTAGTTACTAAATTGTAAGGTACAAATGCAGGTGCAACCGCTAACTTTAAGAATGTTAATTTTGCAGGGTCTTCGCTGTTACTATCAAAATCAATTTCGTATAAACGATAGTATTGTTTGTCTATAAAATAAGAGTTTCTAAATGATAGTTTGTTTATTTCAACTTCACTTAATTTAACATAGTAAGTTACTAATTTAGAATCTTTGTTTGTGATTTCTTCAATACCTTTTTTATGGTAAACATTATAAATGTTATTACTTGTTTGAGTAGTTTGAATTGCAGTCTTATAATATAGCTGAATCGGTGTTGTAAAGTTTACATCAAAAGTGGGTGCTAAAACATTATCGTAGTGACCTACATAAGCATAAGAATCAAAATAATGTTTTGTGCCATTATCATCAAGATAATGAAAGTAGTTAGTACCTATCACTGGACTTAATCCACCTGCAACTAATAACCTTAATTTTGATGTGCTATCTATTGATTCACCATTTGAGTTCTTAAATATTATTTGGCTAAATACTACGTTTGCGTTTTCTTTTGCTGCTGCTAATGGTGTAGGGGCAAACAATACATCTGTTTTGTAGCTTTCGGTTATAAAGTCATTTGGCACTGTATATCTTTTTGTTCCATATGGATAAGTGTATTGCTTTTGATAGGCATCATTTAACTCATCCTTATCCTCTGCCATAGCAAAAGTATAGTCTTTGTATTTTAAATCACCTAATGGCTTTACTTCAACACCTCTGCTTACATCAATGTCGTTTGTTAAGTCTACTACATCACTCGTAAAATAATCATCTCTTGGTTCTATCTTTAATTTCTTGCTGTCTAACTCATCAACTGAAACATACAAATTAAACATCTTAATTATTGATGCTAAAAAGTCTGTTTGTTTAATATCACTTGGCAAACAGTTTTCAAGTTGCATTGTATCACCTACAAATATTTGTGGGTTTGGAATTGAAAAAAATGATGAATTAGTTAATAGCTTATATTCCCAACTACCTGTAACAATTGTCATCATTTGCACTTCAATAACATCTCCTACTTCACACCAATCATTAGATGTTTTAGTTTCATAGTATTTATTTATTGTAAAGTCTGCTGTCATTGAAGTAGTAAGAGTGCTTGTTGAACCCATTAAAGTTCTTACACCGCTTCTTGTTCTATAAACATCAAAATTTAAAACCAAAAAAGAACTTGTGCCTGTTTTTTTAAGGTTCATATTTATATTTAAACCAAACTGATAGTGTCCATTTTTTTGAACTGTAAACTCATATGTTGTAGGGTCATATCCTGCAGGTGTTGATTGTTTGCCAGTATTATTAAAAGGCACATCTGTGTATAATGTTGTTAATGGTATAAAAGCACTATCTACTATTCTATCGCCTTTAAACGTTCTATCGCTTACTTCTTGCGTTGATATTAATAATTTGTCTTGTGTTGTTGGAACTACTAATTTGTTAAATATTCCACTTGTTAAAAATAGTGATGCGTACCTATATCCTGCATCCTTAAATATTGCATCTACTATTGTTCGTGCAAATATTTGTGGCTTTTGGTCAGTTGTTAAGAATCCTTTTTGGTCATTACTAAAACCTTTGTCAATTAATCCATAGTAATATCCACGTGTTGCGCTTGGTGTCCAACTTGTTTGAATGTTAGCAAAGTTCCATTCATGGTCATAAGCACTTAAATCAAGTTCGTTTAATTTCTTTTCTCCTAAATCTTGAAACAAGTTAGCTGTTCTACCAATTATTATTACCTCGTATTCTATTTGATATTCATCTATTATATTGATATTCGTCAACTGCAAATACCCTTGAATCATTACAATTCCATTCTTATAAAGTATTGCATCTGCTTTTAAGTTAGGGTTAAAGTCAGGTGCAAAGTTGTACGTATTGGTATTACTTACTGAACGTGCTAAATTAAATATGTTACTAAATATGTCGTTGTTGTTATGTGTGCCGGGCAAAGTAATTGTTTTAGTAAAATCACTTTTGCGTTCAGCTATGTTCTGAATATCAATTATACTTTTGTTTATTGGCAAAGGTACATCATCATACAAATCAAGTTCGTATTCAACTATGTTCGCTCCTGCTACTTGGTTTATTACTAATCTGTTTTGATTCATTATAGCGATTGTCTGTAACGTGAGTAAGTATATTCTATGTCAAATGTTACGTTAAATAGTTTTCTATCAGTTAAGAATGTTTTTATTTCATAACTTGTATTGGTTATGTTTACTGCTACAAATTCCGTTGCGCTTCTTTCAAGATATATTACAGGGCTTGTCGCTAATTCTTCAAGTAATGTGCTTTCTTGTTCTGTTATCCAATCACTATTAATACTTATTTTATCGTTTATAGTAGTGTTGTAGTTGGTTTTTAACCTATCTTGTTTGCTGTAACCTATTGGCAATGGTGCTTTGAATTGTTTTCTTTCGATGTCCATTGCGTTTATAGTGTTCTTATTGAAGTTAAACGAGTCAAAACCGCCTAATTTATTTAACCAATGTAGCCTAACTGTTGGGTATTGGCTGCATTCGGTGTTTAAACTGAATGTTTTAGTTGCTAATACGTTATTTGTAACACCTAATAATTGAACTTTGTAAGTATTTGTTATGTTTAATCCTGCGCCCATCATTACATCTTGTGCATATTTACCTGCCTTAATGCTAAACAAATGTTCTTGCGCTGCTAAACTTATTGATACATCTTCATTTGTATTATCTGAATCCACGTACCTAATTGTTACTACTAACCTTAAAGGGTCAAACCAATATAAAAATCTTTCCTCATTTGTGTTTATTCTTTCGGTTGTACCTGAATTTGATAAATAGCCAAACCCACTTACATCTAAATTTCTATATGCTGTTGGTGTAAAGTCTTCAAAATCAAATATTCCGTTTGCTGCAAATTTAAATATTGATGCGCTTTGCCCTGTTGGGTTAGTTGCCAATACACCTGTTAAAGTTGGTATGCCACTTACATCGTACAACTCTCTGAACTCAACATAATACTTTAATCTTGAATTAGTATTAGTTCCAACATCACCTACTACATTATTAAAATCGTAGCTAACATAGTTTTCAAGTACGTTACCGATGTCAAAAGTTAATTGTGCTGAACTTGGTTGCACTGGGTATTTTAACCTTGCTAATGGGTTTGCTGTTCCGCTTGTTTGGTTTACATCAACTATAAAGTTAAAGTTAGGTTGTGCAGTGTTGTTCGAACTAACTGTGTATGGCACTTGATTAAATGCTGCCATGAATGCGTTTGGTGTTGTGATAATTGTTATTGCCATTATTTTATAATTACTTTATAATTGCTAATTTTATTTTTACTGCCATTTCTTTTGATAGCGCTTTGTTTAACATCTTTAATCTTTTAGCACCTACTGCAGGCTCAACATAGTTCATTGGTTTTATTCCACCTATCTTGGTTGCTACTGCCATACTCATTGCTTCCTTTGTGATTAAGTCTGCTTGTTTCTTTTTATTCTTTCGGATTAAATTTTGTTTCCTTAACCCCTTGCTTCCTGTTCGTGCTATGTATTGCTTAAAACTATTTAGCATATCCTTTGGCACTCCCAAGTTTTTAAAACTGAACCTGCTATTTGGTGCTTTACCTTTGTTAAATACACCCTTTACACCTTCATCGACAAACTCCCAATAATTTTGAGTAGTAACTATTTGTATTCCATTATCAATTACATTAGGGTATAAGTCAGATGCTAACGTACTCGCTTGCTTGGTTCTTGCTTTACTCTTTATAATATTTGACATTATTAAAATAGAATCTTCAGCCCACTTTAAGAACACAGCATCAACACCACTCTTTAAATCCTTTGTAAAGGTATCTAATGAACTGCCATACTTATTGCCTATGTTCGTTGCTGCGCTTGCCATTTTATTTTATCATCTTCACTTTTATCTTTGTAAAATACTAATGTGTTTAAGAACTCAATTATGTTCATATCTTCAAAGTATTCCCACTTACTCCTATCGTTGTTTGCAAGGTTGTTTATAGCTACTATCCAACCCCATTTAGTTTCGAATGTTTGTCCAATATTGGCTTCACTTTCGCCAGTGCTTTCTCCGCTTCCGATTCCAAATAGATTAGGATATTGTCGGCTAATTCCTTGTAGTACCTGCAAAAAAAAAGCATGATAGGATAAGCCTGCTCTATTTTCATGTGGTTTAAAAACAAGTCTGCAACCTCTTTATGATTCGCACCATCGTATTTTTTTACTTTACCATACCAATTCTTTTCAACACAAATCGCTGCAAGTATATTATGAATATTGTTTATGATATTCGCCTCGTCTTTACAGAACGAAGTTGCATCAATGTACTGTGCTGCCTTTAACTTTTGAGTTTGCCAAATACATTTAAACCTTCTACCCTTAACTTTGAAATCCATTTTAACTCTTGCATTTGGATTTAGGTTCTCTATTTCACTAAATGCTTTTAATGATTTCGTTAACTGTTCAATTGGCATTGATTCAATTTCATCAAAAGTTTTGTTAGTTAATTCAGCTAACAATTTAATGTTTCGGTTCAATGGGTCTGTTTCAAGTTCTGCAATTGTTTTGCATTTGATAAACTGGCTAATGGTTATTTTCTCAAACTTCATTCTATTTAATATATAAATTTTTTACTTTTTTGCTAAATTTTCATTGTTGCGTACCTACCTGCACTTGGGTTGTCAAGTTGGAATATTACATTATACCTAATTGAATCAATCATGTGATTCCAATTGTCAATATACATATGGCTTGCTTTGTCTGCATACACATAGTTGTTTAATTCCTTTGCTATATTGTGGCTGTTTGGCTCTACTATGATATTATAGTTCTGCATTCGTATTATACCACTTTCAATCGTTCCTTTCTTTACTGCTCGTATATTTATACCTGCATGCTTTAAATCTGCTATTAAACGGTCTTCTGCGCTATCTGCTATGATTACCTTGCCTTGTGTTCTATCTTTCAATATACCGCTTAATACGTGGGTTTTTAAACCATTACTGTATAAGTGTTCTTTAACGTATATTATCTTTCGTACTTTGTCAATAGCTACTTCACTCAATGCATCAGGGTCAATACTAAAACCAAAATCCAAACCGAATGAAGTTTGCAATCCATGTGGGTTAAATTCTCCAAATGTCCAATTAGTAAATACTACACCCTCTGCTTTGTTTACCCACCCACCTAATACTATATGTTTGTATTTAGCAGGATTGTTTTCTCTTATTCGTTCAATCTCGTTTAAAAATGATTCATCAAGGTTTTCAAGGTTATTTATGTAGGTAGTATGAATATATGTTGCATCTTGATGTATGCCAGTATATCCTTCTATAACACCTCGTTCTTCAAAAAACTTCTTGTATATCCAATGTTCTTTTGTTGCAGGGTTTAAGATTAATATTATTCGGTTCTTTTTACCTTTTTGTCGTATTGATAGGTTTATTTTATCAAATGTTTTCTCATCAACTAATTCTTCTGCTTCATCTAATATCCATGTTGTAACCCCTTGCAATGATTTTAAGTTAGCTGTTTGGTCACCGCTTGATGTTTTTATACCTTTGAATAATATTTCACTACCTGACTGTTTGTTTTTTATTTCACTTTTTAATATTTCAAAATCGTGTTCTAAATTTAGCAGTTCAATTTTTTCTTGAAATTCAGGAATAATAGATAGGTGCGCACTTGTCATGGTTTGCCTTGTAAATAATATTCGATGCCCACGTTCATAACTTAGAAGTGATGCGAACCTACCTATCTCAAAAGACTTACCCGAACCCCTACCACCTGTTACAATAAAGTAACGTGTATCATTATTCAGTTGATTCCAAATCGGTTTGTGCCTTGCTATCATATAGTTTACTTATATCAAAGTTTTCATTTCTGTTTGTGTTTTCACTTTCAACAAATGTCATTGATAGCTTTTTAAGTTCCTCAGGGGTTGCAATTAATTTCATTAATGCCATTTGCAAAGCAGGTGCGTTTGATGTGTACCATTTAGAACGCATTGATACTTTTAATGTTATGCGATTTATTTCTAATAAACCTTTTAGCTCGTTACATTCGTTACTATCAATTGGGTAGTATTCATAAAATGTTTTTTTTGCTATTGGTAAGAATGCAACTATGTCTTCAACAAAGAATAGTTTATGTTTTACTATTGCTTCTTTTGCTTGTTCGAATATTTTAGTCTTGTCGTATGCCATGTTAATATATTGTGTATTATTGTAATTTATGTTTATATATGTTTGTCAAATCATAAGCGATGTTAGTGTAATGGTTACATGCTTAACATTCCAGTTAAGAGTTGGAGTTCGAATCTACCACATCGCTCAATTTTCTTTCTAACATTGTTAGCTTTTCCCCTTTATACATTCCTGCACCCATTTCATCTATTTTGCTGAATGGTAATATTGGAACTGTTATTTTGCAAGTTTTATCAATTAGGTAAATATATCTAAACATATTACCATTTAATTTTTCTGCATCTTTTGGTATTCCTGCTCTACCACCTTGATTTAAAATATTTTTACCTTTTGTATAAGTCATTGAAGCTACAATATCTCCATTTGAAAGTTTAATAATACTATTATTTTCCTTTACTGAAGTTAAAACAAATCCGCTTGCTCTGTAGATAGTTCCATCACCACATTGCGTACCATCTGCAAAAGATAAAATCCATTTTATATGTGGAGCATTTTTTTTAATTAATTTAATGCTTATTGCTATACATCTACTTTCACTATATTTTGGTAAATAATTATCAAATGCCATTCTGTTTAGTTCTAACATTCCATTCCAATTTTGTGGCTCAACTAATGGTAAAACTTTTGTTTTCATAAACGGACTTCCATATTGCATAACACCATGTAATTGATTATCCAAAAAGCAACCAAAGTGTAAAGTTGAGTTTGGCACTACCTTACCGCTATAATGGTTTTTCTTTACAAACTCATTAGCTATTTTACTTGGTATAACCTTTACGATTATTTCTTTTGCTCTGCCCATTGCATAATTATTAAATAAAGTGCATTACCATTACTATTTTCATTGCCCATTGTTTCAGCATACTTATATTCATCTGTTAGCTTTATATCTGCTATTGCGTTTTGTATTTGTATTGCCTGTTCATCTGCAAGTGTAAATGTCATTTGTTGGAATGGTGCTTTATCTCCTTCTGCTAAACTAAAATCAGTACCTAACTCATCACTATCATTAAAAAATACTGGTAAATCCAAACCCCATTCAACTAATTGTTCTGTATCCCAACTGTTAGCCAAGTCATCCCAATTCCATTCGCCAAATCCTACATTATCCTTGATTATAAATTCGTTTTGCTGCTCTGGTGTTAATTCACTTGCTTTGATTATTGATACTTCTTTTAAACCTGCTTCAATACAAGCCTTTAATCTCATATTGCCACCAAGCACTATCATTTCATCATTTACAACTATTGGTCTTATATCCAACATTTGTGGAAATTCTTTTATAGACGTTACAAGTTTTTTAAATTTGTCATCTTTAATAATTCTTGGATTGTTTGGATTGCTTTTTACTGCGCTTATTTTTACTGTTTCTATTTTCATATTAGTTCATATATAAAATTCATATCTGCTTTGCCATTGCCATGAATTATTGTTGGTTTAAAGTTATCTTTTGTTATAAATTGATTGTTTTCTATTTTGTAGTCTGTTGGCAATATTCCACATAATGTTTGAAATACTCTGCAATCGTGGTCAATACCTATGCTTGGATTGTCAAGTAGCCATTTAGTTGCTATTCGTTGGTCATCTTCGCTGTCGTGTATTTGTTTTGATTCCATTAGTTTTATAAAGGTTTCTGACTGCATATAATAAGCACCACTATTTAAGAATCTGAATTTTGTATTTGGTTTTGTGTATTGCTCACGTTCTTCGTATTTAGATAATTGGTTTTCATCAGGCCAGCAGTTTACTTCTGAATTAAACAAGCAGTTCCAATATATTTTACGTTTAGTGTTTGCAGGTGTATCTAAAAAGAATGTATCGTATGCATCTACAAATATAAAATCTTTAATAGTTGGGTTTGCTTTTAAGTATTCATAGGTTCGGTTTAACTTCATTCCAAATCCTTGCCATTGGTTTACTTCAATTATATGATACTGCCAACCAAAGTGATTTAAACTTCGTTCTAACTGAAAACATTTACTTCTGTTATCTGCTACTGTTAATACTATCATAGTTGTACTTTTATTGGTATTGTGCCATTTATTAAACCATCTTTGATTTTATAAAACTCTTCCATTTTTTCACCTGCATATTTGCGTTTCCATTCGGTGTAAGCATCGCCACCAACATCAATATGGTCAATGTCAATATGTGGTAAGAATGCTAATTTATAACCTAATAGTATTGCTCTTATGCAGGCTAATGTGTCATCAAATCCATATACACCTGCTTGCATTAACCCACCCATTTTATTTATTAGTTCAGGGTGAAACATTTGAACTGTTCCCATTATGTCTGCACTTTCTTCTACTACTACCCAGTTGTCGCCTTTCTCGTGTGGAAGCATTTTAAGTTCAGTTTTCCAATGGTTACTTGCGTTTGGTGATTGCATCAAGTCTTTACGTTTTAAACCTAATATACCATAGCCACCGAGTTTCATTGCTAACTCCATTTCTTCTACCCAACCATAGTTATTTATTACAACATCGTTATCCATTTTGATAACTGTTTCATTTGGCTGTCTTAATGCCCATGCTTGGTTAATTGCTTTTGCAGTTCCTACATTCTCGGTGTTGGTTATTACATGAATATTTTTATATACATATTTTAAAAGTTCACTAATTATTTTTTTAGTTTCTTTACATGAATTGTTATCAATTATTATTAACCTGTGTATATTAAAGTCAACTGTATCAAATAAACTTTTAATTGTTTCTTTGGTGTATTTACTTCTTTGGTTTTCTACTGTGTCATACACAGCCATTGCGATTAATGCCATTATTTTTTTATCTTTATATTAGGTTCGTTTTGTTTCACCCACCTAACCATATTTTTAACTGCATCAAGATTACAAGCAGAACAATCGCCTGAACGTATGCCAGTAACCTCGTGGCTCAATGATTTGATTTCTAATAGTTGTTGGCTTGTACCTACCCAACTTGTTTCGTTATCAAATATTTTTACTAATTCCAAAAGGCTAAATCGGTTATCGCCTTTCTTCTTCATTGCAAAATAAATTTCATCAAAGTTTCTCATATCTTGTACATTATTCTTTTTAGTATCATTGAAAAGTAAGCAGCATAACCTGCTACTGCAAATGCTTGTGTGTAGTGAATTAAATCAAATTGAATAGTTATTACACAAATCCAAAAAGAAAGGCACACGTTGCAGTTAAATGGCTTAAAATCTAACCACGTTGGTAGTTGTGTTAAACTAAAAAAGGCAGTGAACAACATTGCTATTCCTATGCAGTAAAATATTAAATCTATCATAACTTTAAAATTTGTTTATATGCTTTGTACCTTGCTTCAGCTATTCTATCAATGTGTTGAACTTGACAATCTAAATATAATTGTTCGCTTAAATCTTCAATCATTGCAGGGTTTTCAATTAACTTAACCATGTGCTTATACCAATCGTTTTTATGCTTTACTACTAAACAATTCTTACCATGCTTTAACATTGGTTCGTATGGATGCACATTTGAAACTATACAAGCCTTCTTTTTAAATCCACTCTCAATTAGTTTTAGGTTTGATTTAAGCCTGTTGAATCGGTTATCTCTTAAAGGTATAAGTGATACATCTATTTCATCATAAAACTTTGCATATTCGTTTATACTTACACTTGGGTAGGTTGCAAACTGTGATTCACTTGCTTTACCTTTACAACTCATTACACCTGCTATTGCTCTGCTTGTATCATCATCAATACTAAAACCACCATAAACTACTTGAAATTTACCTTTGTATTTATCTTGGTGATATAGTGAATATAAACCATCGTGCATTAGTAGTACGTCTTCAAAGTGTGTTATTGAACCACTCCAACCAAATTTAACTACATCAAGTTCTCTTTTAGTAAACTTATATTGGTCTTCTTTAGGATTAATTGCGTTTGGTATTTCATAAGTATTTGGTTGGCTTGCTTCGTACTTTAATGTTCCTGATAAATATTCATGTGTAGTTGTTATTGCTTTGGCATAGTGTAGTGCTTGAAGTATTTTAGCTGCGTGATTTTCTTGCTTTGCTGCTTGTTGTAGTATGTGCCAATTAGGTAACCTGTAATCATCATCAATGTCTAATACATAAGGCACATTTGCATCCTTTAGCTTTCTTATTACATCGTTTCCTTTTACTCGTGATATAAATCGGTTAGCTATAATTAAATCAAAGCCTTGCAGAAACTCTATTGTTGCACTGTCTATTTCATTAATTTGATACATATCCACATCATTAGCAAACATTTCTGCTAATCGTTTATGTGGTTGCAATAGTCGGTGATAGTCTACACCACTTATGTTAGGATAACTCGGTATGATTACAAGGATTTTCATTTGCAAATTTTTTAATTTTTTCTTTTACTGACCTTAATGCTGAATAACTAATGCCAGTTATCTTACTTATTTTTCGCATTGATTTATGTTCGGCATACAATAACACTATTCTATTTTCAAACTCACTGCAACCCAACATAAAGTTTTCTATTTTCTTAAAGTCTAAATCGCAGTCATCAATTATTCTTTCGGATTCACTTTCCATAAATTCATCCATTGGAATTTCTTTTGAGAATAGTTTTCCTAACTTGCCATTACGTGATATAATATTTTTTGCTACACAATAATACCAGAACTGTAAATAATTTAATGTGGGTAAACGTTCAGCAGGAATAGTTAATATTTCAATTATAACCTCCTGAAATATGTCATCACTATATCCTGCATCTAACTTTTTACAAGTATCAAGATAAGCAGGGTTTTTAGTTATTTCGTTTATTAAATCATCACGTTCCAAATTGTTACCATTATTGGCGATGCAAAGTTTAGCCTATTGTTTTTTAAGTATTCAACAAGTTATCAACTATTTAATATATTTAGGTAATTCACAAAATATTCCACATTCATAAGTTTTTATTTTACCTCCTTTATCACTTGGTAATAACTCATCTAAATAAATTCTTTTGTTTTTACTTTTTACTAATTTGCATCCAATAGTTCTGCTTTGTTCTGCTCTTTGTTCAAATACTTCTGGAAAATTTTTTCTAACTAAATTCCAATAAGTTGGTGACTGGCTTTTTACACAACCAATACAATTAGCATTTGGGAATCCTAAATTATAAATTTCTGGTAACTTAATATTATTTTGTTTTAAAATATCAAAGCAATCATTTTTAAATAGCTTTTGTTCAATTAAAACAGGCATTACATTTACCCTTTCAAATGTTGTAAACCTTTCATGCCTGCTTATTTCATCATAAGTAAAGCCTAAAACGTGATAATCTATATCATGTATTAATTCAAATTCATACCTTGCTTGTTTTTTAAGGTATTTAGTACAAGGTGCGCCTGCTACACCACTCATATATTTTCTTTTATTAAATACTTCTACTATTGAATGGTTTGGGTATTCTTTGCTTTTAGCGTGTATAATTTCTTGACCTATCCATTTTTCAATATCTTTTAAAAACCTTAAGTTATCAGGATGTTCTTCTAATACAGGATTATTTACAACCATAACTTTATTGTTTTTACCATATTTATCTATGGTTATTTTTGCTGCTATTGCACTGGCAGCACCACAACTAAACCAAACTACTATTGTTTTATTTTTCATAGCTAAAATTCTTTTAAGTTGTTTAATAATTTTATTTCACTTTCTAATTGTCTGATTTTTTCACTAAATATTATTTGGTTTGTTTCAAGTTCTTGCACCTTTTGGCGATAGATTATGCTCTCAAAATAATACTTGCCGTATTGCTGTTGGATTAAGTAAAGTGTTTTAAGGTGCTTTTCTGCGGTTATTTTCCTTTCACCTATACTTTGTATCACCTTTAACTCAAAGTCTTCTATAAACGATGTTAAATGCCATAGATTAATATAATTAGGCTCACGTTGTGTCATTAGATTTGTAAAACCACAATAGTCATTCATTATTTCTTTTAACTTTTTATAGTCGTTTGTGCGCAGTTCGTTTAACTTTTGCTGCTCATCTTGGAATTGTTTAAGTTCGTTCATAGGTCATAAATATTTTATAAAGTTGTTCAACTGTTGAGTATTCTCTTTGTTCATTTGTTAGGCTCATTATGTATTTGCCAAATTTTATTGCTAATTCCATTTAAAAAGGTGCTGTGTCAAAAGGGTTTTCTAAATTTATTGTTGATTGTATTTCTTTTGCAGGTGCTTTGTATTTTTCTTTAAAGCCAGTATCAATAACATTTATTCTGCCATCAATTGTTTCGCTATAACATTTTTTTATCCAATCATAATCAAGTTTGCAAATTCCTGTGTTACCAACTATTCTTGGTTTTACTTTTTGTATTATTATATCAACTTCATTTCCTAATTGCATCTTGCCATTTGTTTCTATGTACTCTCTATTTATACAAATCATATTATATGCTTTCTGAATCCAAGCAGCACCACCATCAATTTCATAAGGTGTAGGTGCTTTTGGTAGTTCTCCGTTCTTTATTCCTATTGGGTTCTTTGCGTGGCATATTAAGAATGAATGTATTTTTTGACTTGCTGCAAGTTTATTCCACTTTGGTAGTTTTCTTTTTAAATAATCTGAAACATTAGTATAATTTTCGTGTTCAATATCATTCCAATTATCTATTGTGCTTGTGTGAATACCATAATCTTTTTTGCAATCCTTTACTAATTTTATGTACTCATCAAAATTTAAACCTTTCTCATCAGTATCTTCAGCAACTATAAAATGTTCCTGCACGAATGGTTGCACTCGGTAGTATTCTGCTTCACTTATGTAGTTATGGTATCGCTTATCAAATGTTTTACCTGTTAATCCGTGTATAATAGCAGCATAAATATCCTCACTTGAACCACTTTCAGGGCTGTATATTAAATGTTTTCTGCCATACTTAACACTTAATGATATTAGCAATTGAAATAAGAACTCTGTTTTACCCATTTTAGGGTAACCATAAATAATTGTTGTGCCAACAGGTTTTACTCGGTATAAAGGATTTAAAGTTTGAAACCCAGTATCTAATAATTCATCTGAACTATTTTCTCTTAAATGTAATATTTTATCATTTACATCAAATAATCTTTTTATAGTAGCCATTAGTAAATAATTATTTTAGTCTTGGTTTCAGTTGGTGCAGATAAGTATAGTGCTAATTTATCCGCACGTGATATAAATTCAGGTGTTAAGTATTTAGGGTTTTCAATATGAAACTTATCTTTACTGCAATTTATTACTGCTTTGCAAATATCTTCTTTTGTGTACCCTTCTTTTATTCGTGCCTTAAAACTTTTTTTAGTAGCTTCAGGTATTGATTTAAAATTTCTATTTGTAGTTTTATTAAACCAATTTAAAAATAAATCAAAATTAAAATCCTTATGTATATCTTTTACATTTACATTATCATTAACAGTTAATTCCGTTGCAACGATTTCAACGTTCGTTAATTCCGTTAACTCTTGTTCTTTTTTAAGTCTTCTTGCTTCAGCACTTTTTTTACCTGCATCTGACCATTGTTCACGTTTACCTTCATACTTTTCTAAATCTCTTTTAAGTTGTCTTTTGATAGGAATAAATGCAACATTTACAATAGGGTTTTCAGTAGTAGGTTGTTTATCATTTACATATTTAAGTATATGCTTAATTAATTTACCTGCTATTACATCTTCTAACTCATCAAATAATTCTTCATAATCTGCATATAGCAAAAAACCTTTTTTATTTTCAGCCATAATTAAAAAGGGTCGTTAGATAGTTTAGCAATTTCTCTTTTTAGTTCATTAACAAAACTAATTGCAGTTGATTTGTCTAAAAAAATAAATGATTCAGGAAATTTTTCAGTTTCACTTTTAAAAAAAGCTATTGAAATTTCAGTTTTACTTTTTCCACCCATAGAGTTTAATGGGTTTCCAATTTTTAAAGCACCATTTGCTTCATAATTACTTGATGAAGTAAATATTTTTTTTACCATAATTTGTAAAGGTTGTTAGATACCAGTAAACTATTAAAATGGAAAAGCCACAGATTAGGTTGTAGCTAACTGTGGCTTGTTCCTTTATATTTAACTTTTGGAAAATTAAAATTAGGAATGTGAATGGCTACAACCTCATTCAACTCTTGCAAATATAAATATATTATTTCATTTCAAAACACAAGATGTTAACAATTTATTATTTTATTAAAGTCAGTAAGTATTTTGTTGTACTTATTTATTACCAACTTGTCATAGCTTAATAAACTATCAACTGTTTTGATTCCGTGTATTACTGTTGTATGGTCTTTGCCAAGTTCAGGTACACAGCCTTTTTTTTTAGCCATATACAACTCACCTATTTCTTTTAAAGATAACGTGGTGTTTTCACGAACTATCTTCATTGATACTTGCCTTGCCTCGCATTGTAGCCTATGTCGTGTTGTAGCGATTAATGTTTCAATTGGAATTCCGTATTCATCTGCACATAGCTTTACTATTATTCGTGCTAATTCATTGTCGCTGTTTACTTCTTTGCTCTTGCAAAATAAACTTACTACTATGCCAGTGTTCTGCTTTATTTTTCTTTCTGCTTCAAATATTATTTTGCTGATTATTTCTTGTTTTTCCATTTGTTATTTGTATTTTATTTTTAAAAATTCTAATTCTAATTCTGTCCACTTGTATACTCTTGTTTCTTCTGCTAATAGTTCCAAGTCTTTTACTTTTTGCTCACCTATTCTATTTACTAATCCTTGCCTATAATTGCTTTCATTTCCGTTTAAATATGTGTTACACTTCCTGCACTGCTTATGTACGTTTAATTCGTGAAATATTACACCACGATATAACTCTGCTTTCTTGTAGTGACCACCATCCCAAAGTTTAGTTTCTTTTATGCCACAACTGATACAAGGTGAATCTTTGTCTCTCATTCGTATCCACCTTTGAAATATAACCTTCACCTCGTTTACTCTTTGAGTATATGTCTTTAACTTTTGTAGCTTTACTTTCTTTTCAAGTTTTAAAATATTACTTTTTACTGGTTTACTAAATGCTAATTCAATCGCACATTTAGGAGTACAAACTACTTGTGTTGATTTATAAGGAGTAAACATTACCTGACAAACTTTGCACTTCTTTTCTTTCATATTAGTTTAAATTATTATGCTTAAACCTTGTTTCAAGTAATACAAATGTTTGGTTAGTTTCGTGTGTTGTAACTTCGCTAACATCTTCTATGGCTGCAAAAGTTATCATTCCATTTGAGTTTGCAGTAACTTTATACATAACTTGTAAATCGTGCTGCATATCTTCTAAAATTTCAATTAAGTCTAATACTGTCATAGTTTTTTGGTTAAGCAAGGCAGCGATTAACTGCCCTGCTGTTTAAATTAAAATGGTAAAGATTCAAATGCTTTGCTCAAACTAATAGCATTGATGTTATGATACCACTTGCCATTAAATTCTCTACTATCCACACTAAATTCTACTTCTACTTCACCACCTACTTTGTGGTTCTGCAACTGGTCTTGTTTCATCAATGTAAAACAAATTAATTTAGGGTATTTAGGGTCAAGTGTTTCAATTACAAACTCTGACTTGTTCCATTCTTTACCTGCTTTTGATAAGCCTGATACTACTTCACCGATTTGGGTGATTTTTCCTTTTACTTTGTACATAACTATATTATTGGTTGTTTTAAAATGTTTATTAATGCATCTCTTTGCTCACTTGCTGCTGCTACTTCTTGAAGTATTTTTGCTTGAACTTCTAAATCTGCTTTTACTATTTTGTAAAATATCCGTACGTTTAAAGGTAAATCTATTTCAATTTTGTTGCCATCAAAATCATAGTTAGTTGATGTTAAATACCTTACTAAATAGTGATTTGTTACTGCAGGATACCCTAATGCTTCGTTGTGTTTAGTTAGCGACATCATTTGCATTTGCGCTTGGTAAAAGTATGCTTTAGGTACGTTTTGAAATTCAGGCTTACTATCGTTTATCATCATCATTTTTTGTTCAAAGAACTTTTCAGTTGGGCATTTTAAATCAATACTTGCAGTCATTACACCTTCAAAATCTATTAGTGCTGCATCAGGAGTCGAACCACAGTTTTCGTTAATTGGATAGTAAACCGAATCTAAATATATTGCGTTTAATCCTGTTACCTCTATAAACGATTCTAAAGCCTCTAATTCGTTAATATTTCCGTGTTCGGTATGTTTACTACTAAAACTTTTTGCATAGCCTTTAACCGCCTCTATTGCTTTATCCATAATGTATGAATCTCTCGTAGCACCTTTGCCACCCACAAATAAATTGTGGATGGTGGATGCTGTGAATTTACCGAGTCTATCGCTACTTAACATTTAACAAATCCTCCACTTCTTTTGTAAGGTGATACTTTGCTTTTACCTTGTTAATGTCGCCGCCATTCTTTACATAGTCTAAAGCATCGTTAAATCCTTGTGTGTTTTTAGCCAGTGTAGGTTTAGCATCTGCTTTTGGTTTTACTGCTGCATTCCCATCATCATCTTCGCTACCTAAATTAACCATTGATTGTAAACCATATCTTCTTGCATAGCTTAATCCACTTCCGTGCGATTGTGCATCGTTTTGTTTAGCACAAATAATCTCGGTGTAACCTGCAATCCATTCGCCTGATTCGTGAATTAAAAGTGTTTTTACAAATGGTTTTCCATTTATTTCAACTGTTGGTTGCATTGCACATATTCCGTTTTCATTTAGTGCAGGAATACAAGCCTCACGTACTGCATTGATGTCAGCATACTTGCTTTTAAAGAAAGGGTTTGTTGCTGATTTTACAGCATTGCTCATTGATGTTTGAGACTTTACTAATGCTTTTGCAATTAGTGTAATTTGTTCTGATTGATACTTTAAATTTTCCATTGTTTAATTTGTTTTCTTGTTTGTTCTAATTGATTTCTATAAATACAGATTTGTTCTGAATACTTATCGTGTTGCAATATAACTTTTTTTGTTAATATATTCTGCAAAAGTATTATTATTTCTTCTTCAAGTTCTTGAATTTGAGATAATAAAAATTTTTCGTTATGTTCTAAATCTGATAATTTCATTAGAATAATTCTTTTAAAACACAGTCATATACAAACTCACTATTGCAGTTCAATTCTTCTATTTCTGCATCGGTTAATTCAACTCCATCTATTTCTGCTGATACTATGTAAGCATCGCAAAAGTCAGGATAATCACTGGTGTCTATTCCACCTAATTCTATGTTACTTATTTTGTCTAATTCCATTGCTGTGGTTGGCTAATTAAGTTAAGTGTTGTTGTGATTGAGTAAAGTAACCATTGCGCTTGTTTTGTTTTTAAAATATTGCGTTCATTTATTGCAATGTTGCGTAAACGGTTTATTTTGTCGTATCGGTTTCGTAGTGTGTCTATTCTGCTCATAATTTATTTATTTATATGTTTCGTTGTAATATTCATCTGCCGTTTTATCTCCGCTATACTGACCTTCTTTATAGGATGACCAATAAGCATCTTTTATCTGCTCCTTTTCCATTTCTTTGGCTTTTGCAAATAATCCAAGTTCATTTACGCTATAATTTTGCAGGGCAATAAATTCTTGTTCTAACCATTCAACTGCTGTTTGTTTGCTCATTTTTTACCTCCGTATATTTCTTCTATGTATTGTTCACAAATTATAACTAAATCACCTTCTGTTATAAATCCTTTACAAAAGGCTTTTTCAATTTGATTCTTTTCCATTTCAAGTGCTTGGTCAAGTAATTCTCTATTCACCTCTACTTGGTTAAAATATATTTTATCAATTAACCATTCTACTGCTGTTTGTTTGCTCATTTGTTTTCGTTTTTTAACTTGTGTACTAATTCCTTTTGTAGTCTCCATTTGTTAGCTGCTTTGCCAAGTTCTATAAATTCTTGGTCATCACATTCGCCAGTGTGGGTTATTTCTAAACAGTTCTTGTAGTATTGCCATAGTATAGCTAACTTGTTTTCTTCTTCTTGTATGCTCATTCTTTATACCCTCCATCGTTATTGTATAGTTCGGTTATTGTTTCCTTCAATGGTAACCCTAAAGCATTTTTAATAGCTATTGTATAAGGTAATTTGCATAGTGTTGGCGATTCACTTATTATTTGCTTTAATACTGTTTGGAATTGTACTCCCATTTTATCAGCTATGTAGCCAATTGCTTCTTGGCTTTCCAGTAGTGATAAAACTACTTCTTTTTTTAGACGTTCTTTTTGCATAATTTTAAAATATATGTTTTATTTGTTTTTTGATTTGTGTACACTCCACTTCGTTTTATTGCACCGCTTATAGAGCCTGTTGTAGTGCATAATATTCTACCTGCTTTAGTCATACTTACCTTTGATGCAATTAGTTCTTTAGTTGCAGTATAAATGTCTATTAACGTAGGTGCAAAGTTTAATTCGTATCTTTCTAATGGTGTCATAAATTTTCTATTTCTTTTTTAACTTCTTGCCAATATTTTTTAGTAAATTCAGGTGTGTTACCAGATTCGTACATTAAATTTTCAATTTCATCAACTGCTATTAATGCACATTGTATATGTTGTTGCCCTAAATACCCATCGCCAAATATCCAATAATATTTTTCAACTAACTTTCTTGCTTTTTCTAATGGTGTCATAATGATGCTTTCTCGCTGATTAAGGTAAATACTTGATTGAACTTGGCATCAAACTCTTCAGCACTTGATTCTAATGGTGCTAAACTTAATGCACTACTGGTTGAACTTGTTGCGATTGATTCGCCATTTAAATAAGTACAAACTAACACTGCTTCTGTTTCACTTACTATTTTAAAGTAGTGGCAACTGTTCTTACGATACGCAGGTAATTCTAATTCGTGCGTTTCTTCTACTGTTTTTGTGATTGTGATTTTCATTATTCGTGTGTGATTAAAAGTAAAACATATAGCGTTGCAAATGTTGCTGCTACTAAAATTATTCCTAATATTAATTCTAAAATTTGATTTTTCATATTATTTTGTGTTATAAATTATTCCTTGTGATTGATAGTATTGTTTTACTTCTTTGATTGCATCGTTAAAATAGGTAACTGCAAAGCTATTGTCAAGCATATTCTTTCCACCTATGTTGTTACCTGAATCAGTCAATACGCAGTAGCCTATACCTTTTTTGTAAAGTGTTAGTTCTACCATAAACTCATTTGTAATTGAGTTGTAAAATGTTAGTGATGTGATTTTTTCCATTGTTTTAGTTTTTAAAAGTTAATAAAAGCTGTCTTTCCAGCTTGTCAACCCTGTACGAATACTGTGGGATTTTTTATCTTTATCCTCTTACACCACCATTGTAACCTCTTTTTAGTTTACCATAGTAATGCTTTTGAAAATTAGGTTTGTCAGCTTTAAACATTTGAAAAGCATCTTTAATGTTAGAAGCACAATAGTAAATTTCTGTTGGTCTACCCATACTATCAATTACATTGTAATAATTTGCTTGTGTTGTTGCAGTTGTCATAATTTTTATTTCCGTTAATTGTTTGACAAATGTACAACTATTTATTACAAAACATAATAATTTTTTTATTAATTTTATAAGTGTTTGATAATTAACGTATTTATTTTTTTAAAGGACATAAAAAAACCCAAATAATTGAATATTTGAGTTCATTATACCTCGCCAAATGTAGCTAATTTTATATAGATTTGGCGAGTTATGTTTTATATTTTATATGTCAGTTTAAAACTGATATTCTTACTTTTAAATGTCACTTTTGTGTGATATTAAGCAAATAACGTACTTAAATTGTGATTTTTTCACATTTACTTATTTCATATTGGTGCAAGAAGTTTCCAAGTTTGTCAACTAATTTCTCATCTAACCAACTCTTTGAATCAGCATAAAATAACAGGCAATGAATCAGCTCGTGAAAGAAAGTGCTATCAATTATTTCTTGTTTGTAATCTACCCAAACTTTTTTAGATTTAAATTTATTCGCTATTATTATTTTGTTCTCAAATGGTATGAATTGACCGTAACATTTATTTTTGTGGCAATATTCATTGTCTATTATCACTTCAATTGTTTGCCCTAATATTTGGAAGCTACTTATCATTATAACTCCATTAGTTCATTTATTGCAGTAGTTCCGTTTATAACCACACCACATCCTATTGCAGGTTTCTTACCATACTTTGCGTATGAGAATGCTTGGTTTTTATGGTCTATCCCCGCACCGATTTGCATTCCGAAAATTTTAAAGTTAGCACCTACAAACCATTCAGTGTATGCTTGTGTATGCAAATGTCCTTGAACTGTACTCATCATATCACCTTTGCATTTAACCTTTGCCGTGCCGCCCTCACCGTGTAAGTATTGAACATTATCAATTACGTGCCTATCAACAAAATTCCAAGTTGGAACTTCTAAAACATCTTTGTAATCTTTAATCCATTTACTGCTTATGCCACCAGTTTGTGCTTTACGCATAATCAACCTATCGTGGTTACCTATAATAACAGTAGCATTTGGAAAGTAATCGTGCCACTTCTTAAGTTTACTAATAGCAAACTCTAACTCATCACCACCACCAATTGAATCAGGTATTGTTTCGTGATAAGACGCAAAATGATTGTCTACTATATCGCCAATATAAAGTACATCCGTACACTTATATTTAGTGTAAATATCTTTACAAAATTCAAAATAACCATCAAGACAAAAAGGCTCGTGCAGGTCACCAATTACCAACACTCTTTTTTGATTATTTTCAATTCTAATTTTCTTGATAGAATCGTACTCTTCTGGTGTTAGTCTTGGTCTAATTTTAGCCATTATTTCATTCCAAATAAATTCTTGATATAGTCTAATGTTTCATCAGGTGGTGTGATATCCTTAACTTCTATAAAATTAAGCCTGTCATTGATTTGCTGTTTAGCTTCTTGTACGTTTCTCGCGCGTACAATGGTGTACATTTTACGACCATTGAACTCGTATGCAATTTTGTAGTCTTTCATAGTGATTGTTATTTAATACATTTATGAACTTTTTGTATGCTATATCATACCTCATTAGGTATAATCTCTTCTGATAGCTCTAAAATATGGTTATTTATAACAACTTCAGGATAAGTTAACCCTACTAATATTGCCCTAAATGCAGTAAACATTTGTTCAATATCTGAATCCTCACTTAATTCTATTGTGTGCTTACAATAGCTGTTTTCAACAGTTAATATTATTTTATCCATTTCGTTTAAATATTACCAAAATAAGTATTGCTATAATTACAAGTAACCACCACTTTGCTTCAAGTATCATTTGGTCAAACCAAGATTGTTTTGGACAGTCAATAGGTACTTCAATCAATACTTTTTTCTCGTAGTAAATCGTGTCACCTTTGCACTTGCCTTCTATGTATACTTTACCAAACTTCTTGATATAAACTATTTCAAGTTTATCTTTTGTAATATAAACCGAATCCACAGTATCATTAAATATCGTATCGGTTCGTATCGTTTCGGTTATTATAGTATCGTGAATCGTTAGTATTACACTGGCAGTATCTTGTGAACAGAACTTTTCTATTGCTTGGTTCTTGGTGTAACAGCTACAAATTAAGCAGTATAAAATGGCTATTAGGATTGCGTATATATTTTTCATTTGCGTTTGTTTTTTAACTTATATAAAACTTTCATTTTTAATGTCCAATATTGTTTATATTGATTGATTTCTGAAATAAGTATTTGCTTTGCTAATTCAATATTCATTTGCGTTTTGTTATAACTTTGCGTGTTTTGTTATTACTTTGTGTTGTGTGTTTGTCTATTTCTTTCTGCTTGTATTTATCTTCGATTATAGCCACTATTTTTGCTCGTTCTATATCTACACTATCTAAAGTATAATTCGCTTTCTGCTGCCCTTCTTTTGACCAATCCATTGAGTATTTTTCCACCACCTTTATTCCATTTCGCAAACTCCAAACCTATTGTAATATCATTTGGATTTGCATTTACTTTTTTTAGCAAGGTACTGCTTTTTAAATTACCATTACCACAGTTATAAGCAAAGTCAACTAATGCATCAAATTGGTTTTGGTTTATGTCATCACGACAATAAGAATCTACTGCTTTTTCGTACTGTGACAAAGTTTGTTTTAGTAAATCTACTGCTTGTGATTCGCTTATTGCAATATCAGTTAATTTAACTTTTTCGCCATTCGCATAAAATGTATTTCCATATCCAATAGTTGCTACTTTCGCTGGACATAAATATGGCTTTGCGCTGAATCCTTCAAATTTTTTTATTAATTCAATTAGGTTATTACTTGCTTTCGTTATTTTCATAAGTTTACTTTTAAGTTAACTTTGTAAAGTTATTAGTTTACTTTTTAAATTTTTCTACACTGCTCAAACCTAAAGCTCCAAATGCTAATAAAGCTACTGCATCAACTAATGCTGTACTTGGTGCTAATTCTAATGGGCTAAAAGAATTGTGATACATAGTAACACATAACATAATTGTGCATAGAATACCTGCTACTCTTTTGCTTGAAAATTGCCCTTTTTCGTCTTTTATAATTTCTAAAAATTTCATTTTGTAAATATTAATGGTAACATAATTAGTGCTTGAACTGCTATAAAAACTATTCCCTCAATTGTAAATAATTGCTCTTTTTGTA